TGCAACCAGCATCAGGTGCCGAATCAGCAACCAACCCAAAGTTCACCTTGACTGATTGCTACCTTGAATCATTGCCAATTATCAACGCATCCCTTGGCGAGTTGTCAACCTATGACCTCACGTTTATGGGTGGCGCGTTGACGATTGACACCACCGTATAAACAACGGCTCCAAGCCGACATAGGAGAAACATGAAGATTAAGTTGCAGTTAAAGCGCACGCCTGACAGCGCACCCGAGTATTACTACACCAACCTGTTTGTAGTTACGGAATGGGAACGGCTTGAGCGTCGCAACATTCAGCAATTATCAACTCAACCGCTGTACAGCGATTATTGCTGTTGGATGCACACGATCTTAAAACTTAAAGGTGAGCAGGTCGGCGACAACTGGCGTGAATGGATTAGCAAAAACCCAGAGCTGGAGATTATTCCGGTATTGGATGAAACTGACCCAAACCCTACGGACGCGGCACCTACCGCCGCCAACTAGCAGAGATTCTGGTTGCGGTCGGTTGGTGGCCTAGCAACATTGTGTTTGACGCTCGAGACATAGCAACGGTCATTAAAGTGCTTAACGACGCAAACAAAAAACGGAGATAACGTGGCGGAAGTATCGGCAAGGGTTGAGGTTGTAGGGCTTAAGGATGCCTTAAAGACCCTGAACAAGATTGACAAGTCTTTGCGCCGAGAGATCACTAAGGATTACAAGCGCATTGTTCAGCCTGTTATTGACGACGCCAACAAGCTTGTGCCTACTGGCGTCCCGTTGTCTGGTATGGCTCGCAATTGGCAAACCAAATCTGGGTTTCAGTTGTTGCCGTGGATACCTGGCATGAAACAAAAGATCGCCGCCAAGATCAATACTCGAGCAATCAAGGAATACGGCGGTAACACCACGAATGTGGGCACGTTTGCCATTCAATGGAAAGGCGCAACAGGCACCATGTTTGACACGTCTATGGCTGGCTCGCTTGGCCGTGCGCTAACTGCACGCTATGGCAGTCGTTCGCGAGTAATGTGGAAAGCGTACGAGCAACGCCAAAGTGATGTCATGTCCGAGATGGAACAACTGGTCAAGCGCGTCATGGAAGAAGCGAACAGAGAGACCGCGTAATGGCAATCAATATCCCGATCATTTCAGAGTTTGACGGCAAAGGGATTAAGAAGGCTATTGCCCAATTTAAGCAACTGGAAACGACGTCAGAGAAAGCCCAGTTTGCAATCAAAAAGGCGGCGGTGCCGGCAGCTGCGGCCCTTGGTGGTTTGGCGTTGGCGCTTGGTGACGCAACTAAGGCCGCGATGGAAGATCAGCAGGAGCAGGCGGCGTTAGCGCTTACTTTGCAGAATGTGACTGGCGCGGGAGCCGCGCAGACCGCACAAATTGAAGATCAGATTAGCGCAATGTCTCGAGCGTCTGGCATTGCGGATACCGAGTATCGCAAGAGTCTTGAGGCTTTGGTGCGCGGTACAAAAGACGTTGACCTTGCCATGAAAGACATGAACCTTGTCATGGACATCAGCACGGCGCTACAGATGGATTCAAGCACCGTTGCTGACGCGCTTGCCAAGGCATATCAGGGCAACTTTAAGGCGCTCCGATCATTGACACCAGAAATGGCAACAATGATTAAAGAAGGCGCAAGCCTAAACGAAGTCATGGACGTGCTTGGCGGTACATTCGGCGGAGCAACCGCAACCGCAGCAGACACCGCTGCAGGCAAAATGAAAATCTTGTCTAACTCCATTGGCGAAACCAAAGAGTCAATCGGTGCGGCGCTGTTGCCAGTAGTCGAGGCCGTGCTCCCGATCTTGAACAAGTTTGCTATGTGGGCACAAGACAATCCGCAAGCATTCTTGGCTATCGCTGGCGCTATCGGCTTGGTCGCCGCTGCAATCGTCGCCACAAACATCGCTATGGCGCTAAATCCGTTTGCCTTGATCGCTGCAGGCGTCGCGCTATTAGTCGCCGCGCTGGTCGTGGCATACAACAAGTTTGAGTGGTTCCGCACAGGCGTCAACGCAATCATCAACGGCATACTCGGCGCATTCGAGTCCGTCGTCAACGGTGCAATCATGATGGTCAACGGCATCATCCGCGCTTATAACGCCATACCAATTGCGCCAGACATCAAGACCATCCAGCACGTCAATTTGCCGTCGCTTGGTGGCACAGCAACACAGGTCGCTAGTCGTATGAACTTGCCACGCATGGCAGAGGGTGGAATTGTGTCAAGCCCTACCCTTGCGCTAATCGGTGAGGCAGGCCCAGAAGCCGTCGTGCCATTAGACCGCATGCAAACAGGTGGCGGAATAACTATCAACGTCACAGGCGGACTTGCTACAAGCGCCGAGATCGGTGAGTCGGTCGTTAACGCGTTGCGCGCTTATTCGCGTAGCGCTGGGCCGTTGCAGTTACAGGTTGCCTGATGCCAGGAGTAGCAGTCGTTAACTCTGGCAACTATGACTTAAAGATTGCCACGGGTTTTCAGGTTGACGGCTTTACTTTGGATGACGCGTTGAAAGGTGTGTTGGCTGGTTACACCACGACAACAACACGCACCAACCATGCGCAAAATCCAAACTTTGAGACAAACACGAGTTTTTATTCTGCAGATTCAGGAAACTCAATTTCAAGAATCACAACAGATTCTTTTATTGGGACTTCTTGCTTACAAGTAACAGCAACGGGTGCGCCATATCCTTTATCGTTTTTCCAGCCAAGCGGAAGCAGAGTGCCTATGGGGGCTGGCATTACAAACACTTTGTCAATGTATGTCAAAGTCCCTGCTGGTTCACCAAGCATCAATGTGAATGTTGAGATGCGTTGTCATAGTGCTGTTACTGGTGGAAGCATTACAGGTCAGTTGGTTGGTACAACCACAACTATTACTTCGGCTATGGGTTGGACTCGTTTATCTGTCACAGGGATAACTCCTGCAAGCACACAGGCAATAAACATCAGAACAAATACAGGCACATCAATATTGGGTGGCATATTACTTTATGACGCAATCTTGCTTGAAAGCACATCATCAGCCCTCCCGTATTTTGATGGTACTTATGCTGACACCTATACGGGTTACACGCTGACTGAACAGGCTTGGAACGGAACAGCCAACGCTTCAACCAGCACCGCCACATGGGGATTAAACAGCAGTTACATAGACAGCAACTACGTGTTAGACGGAACCACCGAGTTTGCCGATGTGTTGGACTCAGTAACAAATATCAACGTGCGCCGCGGTCGCCGTGACGTAGGCGATCAGTTCAGCGCCGGCACAATGACATTCACCATTCAAGACGTGGACGGAATATTTAACCCGTTTGACCAAAACAGCCCGTACTACGACACACCGCAATCTAAGCCTGGGCTTGCCCCATTGCGCGCCGTACAGCTCATCCGTTACAGCAACACCAATGTGCCCGAATCAATCTTTTCTGGTTTCGTTATCAATTTTGACTACAATTTTGCGCTCGGCGGACTGGACAGCGTCACCGTGTATTGCGCTGATCAGTTTTATTTGCTGGCACAAACCTATTTAGACGAATTAAACGTCACGCCAGAAACATCAGGCGAACGCATAGAAACAGTCCTAGACCTGCCAGAAGTAGATTTCCCAGCAGGCTCTCGAAACATCGCCACAGGCACCGTCAACCTTGGTCATGACAGCGCCTACACGGTGCCGGCAGGAACAAACGTCCTGCAATACCTAACCCAAATTAACGACACAGCCGAGTTTGGGCGTTTGTTTATGTCACGGTCTGGCGTGCTGACATTCCAAGAACGCATCGGTACAACGTTAAGCGCGCCTATGGCAGAGTTTAAGGATGACGGCACAGGGTACAAATACGACGGTGTAGGCATCAGTTTTGAGGCTGACTCGGTAATTAACAGATCAGTCGTTACAGGCTTGGACGGGGACAGTTATACCGCTACGGACGCTGGTTCAATTGCCACATACTTTATTCAAACGTCAAGCATCACAAACAGCCTGTTGCATGAGGCTGCCGAGATTCAAGCCGCTGCCGAATATTTGCTTAACCCAGAGCCCGAACCGCGCTACACGTCCGTAGCAACCAAATATCTAATGCTGACAACAGCCCAAAAGGACACGCTGGCAACTGTGGACATTGGTGACACAATCAGCGTAGAAAAGACGTTTCCGAGCGGTAGCAGCACGACCCAGTTGGCGCAAGAGTTGTCGGTTGAGGGCATTGAGCATCGGCTAGATTTCAGTACAGGTCACAGCATTCTGTACAGCACCGCACCAACCACAATTGTGTTTGAGTTGATATTGGACGACGCCGTGTATGGCACACTCGACGCAGAGAATGTTTTAGGATAAGGAGAACTATGGCAACCCCAACCGCACTTCCAGCAACCTTTGTTGCAGGCAATGTTTTGACCGCTGCACAGCAAAATGAATTACGCGGAGCATTCCGCATTTTGCAGGTTGTCAACGTTTTTAAAGCAGATGCGTTCAGTTTTACAAGCACAAGTTTTATTGACGTAACTGGCTTATCGGTAAGCATTACGCCAAGAGAATCAACCAGCACCATTATTTGCATGGGCCAATTAAACACAGGAACCTCATCTTCAGAATACGTGATTGCCCAGCTTGTGCGCGGCGCAACCGTAATCGGTTCAGGTACAGGCGGCTCAACATACAACGGAATTACCGTTAACCCAGCGCAAAGCAGTTCACAAATGTGGACGCAACCGTTTATGTTTTACGATTCCCCAGCAACCACATCTGCAACAACATACAAAATACAAGTCAGAACAACTGCCGGCACATCATATGTAAACCGTCGAGCATCAGACACAGCCTTTGGCGGTTCTTCAAGTCTTATCGTAATGGAAGTATCAGCATGATTGACTATGCAGCAATTTTGACTAGCAAATACCCTGGCACCAATTGGACACTTGACGGCACCGACTACGCAGGCCTTACATGGTTAGACGAATCAACAAAACCAACACAAGCCGAACTAGACGCGCTCTGGCCACAAGTTGACTATGAAATCCAATACGAAGCAGTAAGCAACACACGCCACAAGGAATACATCAAAACCAGCGACCCGATCTTCTTTGAATGGCAACGTGGCACCAAAACACAAGCCGACTGGGACGCTGCAGTTCAAGCCATCAAAGACGCAAACCCATACCCACCATTGCCTGTTAATAAAAAGTAATGAAATGGATACTCAGGTCGTGGTGGCTCTTGTCGGTGGTGGTTTCGCTGTGGTGGTGGCGCTCATTAGCAAAATCGGCAGCGACAACAAAAAAGACCACGGCAAAGTACACCAAATGCTTGGTCGAATAGAACAAAAGATTGACAACCATGTTGAAAATCACCGCTAAAGACAAAGCAATGCTCGCCAGTTATGCGCGCTCACTTGTTGGCGCACTTATTGCCGTTTATTCGACTGGCGCAACAGACCCACGTGACTATGCAAAAGGTGCAATCGCAGCAATCATCCCACCAATTATGCGTTGGGTAAACAAAAACGATCAGGCGTTCGGGCGTGGCAACAGCCAAAACTAACGCGAACGCACGGCCGTACACAGGCAACAGCGACGGCGCATCAGCAGGCCCACGTGCCGGCATGAACGAGTTTATTAAACAAGTGATCTATCACTCAAATGGCGCGTTGTGGAATAACGGCAGTTACGGTCGGCGCGACATGAAAGGCAAGCCAGGCAGTTTGTCTGTACATGCCACAGGTCGCGCAGTTGACTTGTCATATCGTGGAAGCGCACGTAGACCGCAAGCGTCACGCAAAGCTGCTATGCCAATAATCGAGAAGTTGGTGCAGAACGCTGACGAGTTAGGCATAGAAATGATTATTGACTACATGCCCAAACCGTTTGGTCGCGCATGGCGTTGCGATCGTCAAGCATGGAAGAAATACAGCAAGCCAACAATCCACGGCGCACCAGGTGGCGACTGGTTCCATATTGAAATCACACCACAGGCCGCCGACTCGGTGATCTTTGTAAAAGCCGCATTCTTAAAGGTTTTCGGGGAAATCCCACCCAAGGCTTGAACTATGTTCTAGGGTCGGAGTACCGACAAAAGGACAGGCAATGACTGACCCACAGATAGTTGATTACAGCGTCTATACAGGAGTAATGGACAACGGCCAAGAAATCTTGGTGCAGATATTTTCTAGCCCAGAGTCGGGCAAGTTCCTCATGGGACAAATCGCATTCAGAACGGCCGCATCTAGTTGGGGCGTGCCCATACCTTTGGAGAAACGATGAACTATTTTGCAGAAAAAATCATAGGGCTAGTACTTTGTACCGTATTCGGCTTTACGGTCGCTGTAGGGGCTCCTGACGCGTCTGGTAGCCCGTCTGGGACTATTGCCTTAGCCCCGTTTTTGATAGAGCCAAGCACCACTACGTCAAGCACGTCGTCCACAATTTACATTGACCCGTACACGTCAGCTTGTGAGCAGTTCAGCGCGCTAGGCGTAAACCTTGGCTGGCCTGCCGATCAGCGCACCGTGCTCGAATCAATCATGTTTCGTGAATCACGCTGCATACCAAACGCGGTAAACAGCGACGACCCAAACGGTGGCAGTCGTGGGCTAATGCAAATAAACGGATTCTGGACACCATGGCTTATTGATGCCGGCATTATCACTAGCCCAAAAAACTTGTTACAGGCTGATGTTAATTTGCGCGCAGCGTTAGCAATTTACAATTACGGGGTTGAGCGTCACGGTTACGGCTGGGGCCCATGGAGTGCAACAAAATGAGCGAAGGTAGCGCATGGAACCAGGGCGAACTTACCGAAGAAACCCGACGAATGGTATTGGAGCAAACAGCAATGACTAACCACACAATGGCAATGTTCGGATTAATTGACGACATTATGGCGGTCAGCAAAAACCCACACGCAAGCATCATCCAACGTCTGAAGACAATGAAAAACCAGTTGTCACTAGAAGACCCGATGCCGCTTTACGATGTGACTACACTCGATCTAGCAATCAAAGCACTACAAGCACATTCCTAACCGACACAGGAGATTCCGACAATGAAAACCTGCACAATTTGCAAAGGCTCAATCGCCTACCCAGACATACAAGGAAAAACACACTTCGTATGTGACGGCCGTGTGCCGGCAAAAAAACTTGCGCCATTCATTCAAGGAATGTTGGCGTCACAGTCGTCTGCTGATGCGCGTTGGACACGCGATGAACAAAACAAAGTTGATGCAGCGATCTTGCACGTTGCGCGCACTAAAGGGTTTTTCACATCTGACGACATTTGGCAACACCTAGGCGACCAGTTCCCTGTTACTAAGGGCATCGCTGGACGGTTGAACGCAGCTGCACGTCGTGGCATTATTCGCAACACAGGCGAATTGGCATACGCCCAGCGCGGTGGCGCACATGACCATGCACAACGTCTAAGCGTTTGGGCAGGTGTGTGATGAGTTTTGAGCAAATAGATTCAAAATTGCTGGAAAGAATTGCTGTTGCTTTAGAAGAAATGGTTGCATTGCAAAAAGATAACCAAAAGTTTTGGTACAGAATTGATAACAGTTTGGATGCAATAGAAAACGCAATAATTGCTGCTGGGGGCATCTAATGGGCTTTGATCTAAGCAACTACGAAACAGTCGAGCAACGCCTAGTGCGCTGGTGGGCTGCATACCCAAACGGGCGCGTGTACACAATGATGATGAACTACACAGGCGACGCTTGCGTGTTCTATTGCGAATTGTATGCCGACAAAGAAGACAAAGTGCCGGTTGCTACGGGCTATGCGGAAGAAATTAAAAGCGACCGCGGTGTCAATGCCACATCGTTTGTGGAAAACTGTGAAACCAGCGCGATTGGTCGCGCGATTGCTAACTGCCCGTTACAGGCGCCTGCTAGTGGGCCTAGGCCGTCGCGTAATGAGATGCAAAAGGTCGAGCGCCTAACAACACCGCCGCAACCGCAAACGCACACACCCTCTGGCGCATTTGCCACACCTAAGCAGATTGGTTACATCAAGAAACTGGCCAAGGACGGCGGTTACGACGATCTTCGACTATTGGAGTTAATCCAACGCGAACTAAACAGCGACGAAGCCGTTTTAGAGCTGTTGAAATCACACGAAGCAAGCAGAATCATTGAGGTACTGAAATGACACTAGAAGAACTAATCACAAACATTGAGCGCTTACAGGCCGTGTACAACAGCATGGTTGACCCTGAACAGCACGAAGCAAGGCAATATGTGCGTTAGGCAATTAAGCACCTTGCAGACAAGACGTACATGGCGGCGCTATGACTCTTAATGAATTAGTTGACGGATTGATTAAGCACTTAGAAGAACATCGCCGAAACATCAAAATGATTGTTGAATTGCGATATGAATTAGAAAAGTGGCAATCGGTGGCCGTAAGTGCAATACCAGAAGAAGGTTTGATTGCGTCGTTAGATGCTTACGATTACGAGCACAAAAATGAAGCTTGACCCAAAGATCAGCGAAGCCGACTTCAAGGATGTGGTCATCAGCATTGCTAAGCGTTATGGCTGGCTAATTCACCATGACTTGCCGGCACAAAACAGTCGAGGGCGCTGGGCAACACATGTGCAGGGCGATGTGGGTTTCCCTGATCTGTTCATGGTGCACCCATTCCAAGGCGGTCGGCCGTTAGTGATTGAGTTAAAGGCAGAAAAGGGTAAGACAACACCTGGGCAGAAGGTTTGGTTAAAGGCGTGTGAGTTGGCTGGATGTCATGCAGCGGTTTGGAAGCCAAGTGACATGGAGTACATTCTCTACACTCTCAGCAATCCAAGAATGTAAGCAATCGGCTAGTAGCAAGTGTGTGCCTCGGTCGCATGAGGTGGGCAGTAAACAGGGGAACCTGGGTAGACGGTCGCGCCTCGAATCATGCAAGACGAAATGGTTTGGGCAATGCGATCGGGCGATCAGTAAACAGACTGATGATGTAATGCAATAGGGATCTGGGATGGGCAATCCAGAGGGTGGAGCATTCACACATCTCTTGACCTGCAGATGACATACAGTTAACAAACAAAGAAAGCACAGACATGAACCCGACAACAAACATGACAAACAATTACCGAGAGCAAGGCGCTTGCGCCGCGCTAGCACAAGCCGAAGGCGCGTGAGATGGCTCGACCAAAAGGTTCAACACAGAAAAACAAACGTGCTGTTAGCCGTGTATGCGAACGATGCAATAAATCATTTACTCAACTTGGGTCAGGCCGTAAACAAAAATATTGCTGCAAACCAACCCCTAAAACCATTGTAAAAAAACAAGGAACTGCTATGACACGCGGAAATGAAATAGTAATTGCCGACAAACTCAAAAGAGGCGAATGTGCTTTGCATCCCTATTACCACGATGGTCGCCGTAAATATGTAACCAAACAAAACCACGTCATGTTCGCATACGATCATTTAGACCGATCAATAAAAAAGGGAACGATTGCAAAACTAAAAGATGCTGGCCCGTATCAACTTGCCAAAGAATTAGCCAAATGCCAATTGCTTTGCCATAACTGCCATGCAATGAAAACATATGAACAACGAGAACACGTCAAACATGACAAACCGAATTACCAACATCCAACGCTGTTTGACTTATGAAAAACCCTGAATACTCCACCGACAGATACAAGTCAGCCAGACATGAGCTGCTTCGAGACAGCCCAACATGCCATTGGTGTCATCGCAATCCAGCAACCGAATTAGATCACTTAATAGAAGTAGATCGTGGGGGTTCACTTGAGGATGGGTATGTGGCAAGTTGCAAGCCATGCAACAGCGCACGCGGAGCAATCCATCGCAATCGCAAACTAGCAAACGCAAAGCAAAACAGAGAGAAAGCAATTAACGCTTTTTTATATGCAAACGATTTGACCCCGATCCCCAATGAAGATTTTGTCGCCACCAGCCCAAACCAGCCTGAACCAGCGGTAACTGGCCATGATCGGCCGAGACTGGAAACGATCATCCCAGACCATGCCGGGTCACTAGCTGGACTTGTGGGGGACATGGCTAAAAAGGTGTTGCAGATTGATTTGATGCCTTGGCAAATACATGCTCTTGAGGGGATGCTGGCGGTTGATGCCGATCAGAAATTTGTGCATCGTTCAAGCCTTGTTTCGGTTGCACGTCAGAACGGCAAGACAACAATTATCCAAGCGTTGATCTTGTTTTGGCTTGTGGAGATGCCAAAGATTCGAGGCGGTAAGCAGACTGTTGTTTCGGGCGCGCACCGTTTGGATTTGGCTTGTTTGTTGTTTGATGATTTGGCACCAATCCTTGAGGAGTATTACGGCGCCAAGATCGTTAAGTCTTACGGCCGTTATCAGGCGACAATGCCAGACGGCAGCAAATGGTGGGTCAAAGCATTAAAGCCAAACCAAGGTCACGGCATGAGCATTGACCTAGTCGTGGTGGACGAATTATTTGATGTCAATCCCGATTCCGTGGAGGGGGGTCTCTTGCCGGCACAGCGCGCTCGCAAAAATCCGCTTGCCTGTTTCTTTAGTACTGCTGGCACCGAGGAATCTGTGCTGTTCCAGCGTTGGCGTGAGGCAGGCATTCGAGCTATTGACAAAGGCGAGCCGTCCACGATGTACATGGCGGAGTGGTCGCCTGACCCAAGCCTTGACCCGTTGCACCCAGCGTCATGGGCGTGGGGTAATCCTGCACTTGGCCACACGTTGGATATGGACACCATTAGGCAAGAATCAACAAACCCAGATCGGGCGTCATTTCTGCGAGCAAGTCTCAACCTTTGGGTGAGTGTTGTGCGCGGTTGGATTGAGCCAGGGCGTTGGCCGTCGTTGGAATACACAGGGGACATCCCTAGCGGTGGCGTCGTGGCGATTGAGTCTTCGCTGGACGACTCCCGTTACAGCGCGACCAGATGCGTCAACTTGTCTGACGGTCGGGTGCTTGTCACCGTCGCGTTCATTGCCGAGTCAATTACAGAGCTGTGGGACAACGTGCAAGAACTAGCCAAAGACCCCACGATCAGGTTTGCATTGTCGCCGACCGTGGACGCAACCTGCCCACCGAACATCGAGCGCCGCCGAGTCGTCGTTGGCTATGCAGAACTTGGACGCTTTACACCGCTAGCCAAAAACATGATCGCCGAAGCGCGACTGTTGCACACAGGAGAAAAACTGCTTGCCGAACACGTCCAGCGCGCGGTCGCGGTACGCACGGACAACACCATAGTTTTGTCCAGCAAACGGAGTCCAGGGCCTATCGAGTTAGCGCGCACAATGGTCTGGGGTATTGGGATGTGTGCTCGTCCAGTTAACAGCGGAAAACCCATGCTTGTTGCGGTAAATAACTAAGATAAACGCGGCGACCGCACGCTCTAACCTTTTGTCGGAATCGGATTAGTCACGTGCGGTTGCCACCTATATGGCAGAGTGGTAACTATGGCGATCTTTAACAAAACCCGAAAAGCAGCAATAAGCCCAGCGCCAAGCGTGGCAGCTGCGGTTGCTGGCGGTTACACAAGTAACGCTGCCGGCGTAAGCATGATCGGCCAGTATTACAGTTATCAAGAAGGCGAAGCACGCAATCGCGCAATCAGCGTTCCGACAATTAACCGTGCGCGCGATCTCATGGCATCAGTCATTGGCTCAATGCCATTGCGAATGTACAACGAAATGTGGAATGGCGACGAAATGGAAAGCGTTTACATTGCTCCGCGCAGTTGGTTACGCCGACCAGACCCAAGCGTCAGTTTTCAATTTCTTATGAGCTGGACAATGGACGACCTCATGATGTTTGGACGTGCATTCTGGTACATCACCTCACGCACCGCTGACGGCTACCCTGCCACGTTCACTCGACTGCCAGCCGGCTCAATTACTACAACCGACATGGCTGGCCCTGTGTGGTTTGCGCCGTCGTCACAAGTGTATTTTCAAGGCGGAGAATTAGACCCAGCAAACCTTGTGCAATTCTTGTCTCCAGCCCAAGGCCTGATCTACTCGGCACCTGGAGCGATTGAAACCGCGCTAAAACTTGAAGCAGCGCGCAACCGTAACGCATCATCAAGCATCCCTGCTGGCGTACTTAAGCAAACTGGTGGCGAACCATTGAGCGCGCAAGAACTTGCTGATTTGGCAAGCGCGTTCAACGCCGCTCGAGCAACAAACCAAACCGCAGCGCTCAACGAATATTTGACATACACAGAAACAAACAGCACGCCAGACAAGATGCTGTTGATTGAGGCATCGCAATATCAGTCGCTTGAAATGTCTCGTTTGGCAAATGTTCCCCCATATTTGGTGGGCGTTGCTACTGGCGCTTACTCGTACCAGTCATCACAACAAGCGCGCGCCGATCTGTACTTGTTCGGTGTCAAGTTGTATGCCGACGCAATCGCTGGCGCGCTGTCAATGGACAACGTGCTACCGCGTGGCACCTATGTTGAGTTTGATGCCGACGAATACTTAGAAGAAAACTTTATGGCCGACCGCGCAGACGACGAAGTAATTGTTAGAGAAAACACACAAGAGGAGTTAGCAAGATGATCAAACTAATTGCAGGAGAGTTCACACTTGACGCCGCCAAAGGCGATGCACCACGACGCACAATCAGCGGAACCGCAGTCCCCTACAACGTGCCAGCAGTAGTTAGCGATGGCACAGCTGTGATCTTTCGCCCAGGCTCATTGCCAGTCGAGGGCAAAGCACCACGCCTATTTATGTACCACGACGCCAGCATGCCAGTAGGTGTAGTCACCGAGCGCGTGGATACCGAAGAAGGCATGTTGTTTAGCGCCAAAATCAGCGCGACAGCTCTTGGAAATGACGCTTTGGTCATGGCTATGGACGGCACCATTGATCAAGTGTCCGTAGGGATTAACGCCCTTAAGTTTTCGTACGACGAAGAAGGCACAATGATTATTGAAGAGGCTTCTTGGCAGGAGCTCAGTTTAGTTCCCATTGGCGCTTTTGGCGATATGGCGAACATCACCAAAGTCGCAGCGAGTATCCACCAAGAGCCCGAAGAAGTAGTGTTAAATGAAGAAGTAACCCCAGTAGAGGAGAAACCAGAAATGTCCGAAGTAAACGAAACCGCAGTCGAGGCAACCATCCCTACTGCACCAATTTTTGCACAAGCAAAACGTCAATTTGATTTGCCAACACCAGGCGAATATCTCGCAGCAATGCACATCGGCGGAGAATCATTCCGCAACGTTGCAGCAGCAGTAAACGACTACACCAAGTCAAAACAAACTGCACTACAAGCAGCCGCAGGTGACATCGCAACCACCAACACACCTGGTCTCTTGCCAGTTCCAGTTCTTGGCCCAGTATTTCAAGACCTGAACTTTATCCGCCCAGTTGTTAATGCAATTGGCGCACGCGCAATGCCGAACGGTGGAGCATCAAAAACTTTTATCCGTCCAACAATCACCACGCACACAAGCGTTGGCGCACAGGCTGCAGAGTTTGACGCGACATCAGCAACAACGATGGTTATCGCTGCAAACACGATCAGCAAAACCACTCTTGCCGGTCAGGTCACCTTGTCAGTACAGGACGTTGATTTCACCGACCCAGCAAGTCTCCAGATCGTATTGAATGACTTGCTCGGCGAATATCTCATCGCCTCGGACAACGTGGCAGCAGACGCAATTGTCGCTGGCGCAGCTGCATCAGGTGCAACCTGGACAGTAACCGCAAACGACCCATCATCATTGATCTCGGCAATTTACACCGCCGCTTACAACATGTTGCTTGACACCAACTTTTTGCCAGACCACATCTTCGTGGCTCCAGGAGTATGGCAAGCAATGGGCGCACAGTTGGACGCAGACAAGCGACCAGTATTCCCATACGTAGGAGCATCTGGCCTTATGGGCGTAAACGGAATGGGATCAGCAAACATCACGGTTGCAAACACATTCAACCCATTTGGCTTGAACCTTGTTGCAGACCGCAACTTTGCTTCAGGAACCATGGTGGTAGCACGCGCTCAAGCAATTGAGTTTTACGAGCAGATCCGTGGGCTCATGTCAGTTGAGTTGCCATCTACTTTGGGACGCAATTTCTCATACGCAGGCTACGTTTCAACGTTCATCGCAGACTCGACACAAGTACAAGCAATCACGGTTGCCTAGTAGAAAGGCGGCTTAACCGCCATGGCTACATACACGGTTACCAACAAGTACCTGATTGATAACTTTGCCGTACTGCAATTACTGACCCCCTCGGAAATTGCAGTCGGCAGTTCAATCACGGTTGCTGGAGTAGACGCAACATTTAATGGCACCTACACGGTGCGCGCATTGCCACAGTATTTGTTTTTGGGCATTGATACACAAGGCGACCTGCTATACGACTACGAATTGCCGATCGCTGATCAAGTGCTCTACGCCAAAACCGCTGACGACGTCGAGCGTGTCGCTGCGTCTGGCACCGTGTCCTATGCCCCAATTTGCACATGGGTAACAGCCTCAGACGTCATGACTTACCTTGGCATCACCATTGCCAACCCATCAGACGATTACACGTTGCTTACGCAATCCGTGTCGGCAGGCAACCAGTTTTGCTATCGCAGACGACAGGAGAGCTCGTATATCGACTCCCTAACGACTTCACCGAGCGGTGACGTCACTTTGGGCACGATCATGTATTGCGCCGCTCTATGGCGCTCCAGAGGGTCAATAGAGGCAACCT